TCATGGCCATCAGGTAACTGTTTAGCAGAAGTTGCCAATCCAGTTATAGGTGATTGTTCTTCAACAGGTTGTGTTTCTGTTAGATCTGCTTTCTTACCCAGTTCTGTTATTACATCATCCTGTTTAGCTTCTTTAGCCCCTAAAGCATCATTAACTGGTAATTTACCATCTGTTAAATCAAGATAATCCCCATCTTCATCTGTTATAAATACTTTCCTTGGGGGTCCTTTATAATCATCATCTGCCATAATTAATCACCCTCCTTTTTTATGCCTAACCATTTTTTAAAGAATTTTTTCATTCCAGCTTCTTCATAAACCTCATTAAACTTTGTTTTATCATCAGTTTCATGCTCTGCACTTTCACGACCACTTATTGGTTTTGTTTCTTGATTGGCCTGCACTTGTGCTTCTGCTTCTTCTTTTTGTTTCTCTTGTTCGGCTTTTAATTTTACTTTATCCTCATCGCTTAATATTGGTATTCCCATGGCAGCTCTGATAAAATCTTCAGTCTGTTCATGTGGGAAGAACGGCATACCCATTTCTCCAAATCTCTGCATTGCATCAGATAATTTAGCAATATCTGGAGCTTCAATTTCTCCACGTACCAATTCTGGATATTTTGTATATCCCCTGAAAGTATTAAGCTTCATCAATTTTGGTATCGCTACAGTATTTATAATATTCTTAATATTATCTGCCATAGCTTCAAGACTTGCACCAAGTAAATCTGTCTTAGTCTTAGCAAGTGCAAAACTACCACTTTTTTCATGTCCCATCATTATTATATCTGCCAGTACTGACATAGCTATAAGTCGATCATAACGACCAATTATTGCATTTGTATCAAATGATCTACTTGACTTAGTGCTCATAAGCTCAATATCAAAAGTATCTGGTATTAATACTCCTTCGTTCTTATCTCTACGTATATTTGATATCATTTTTTCTAAACTAGCCCTAAGTGTTACTGCATCTGGGTTATCTTTGTTAAATATATCTAAATCTACTGGTACTTTAAGAACAGGAAGTCCCGCTAAATCTCTTTCTATACCAATGCCTTCTATTTCTTCTATCTTCTTTTTAAAGTAATAACTACGATACGCAGTTCTCAATAGAGACATACCTTCAGGATTATTCCTGTAAGATTTAGTCCTAAACAATAAAGATTTCTCGTATGGTATTACAACTGGAGATACTTTAGCATTAACTGCTACCTGTTCCATACCAATAAGCTTATCTGGGTCATCTCGGTCGTATACCCAACTATTCCAACTAGCCTGACTCCTAATAGGAAGTTTTGCCCATCCTACTCTACCGTCAGGGTACTTGGAATTTTTGTCACTACGAATCTTATATACTATCTCATGCCATGACCAACCATAAATAAACATTGATAATGCCTCACTTATAAAATCCATCCATGAATGTTCCATATCACCCATACATTCCTCTACAAATTTGGCTACTGTCTTATCAACTAGCTTATCTCCTCCTGGTTTTACAGACCAAGGAAGTTTTTTCATCATAGAATCAAAAAGAAATAAGATACCACCTATAGTTGCATCATTTGAAGACATCTCTTTATATACTGCTAAACAATCAGGCATACGCAAATTAGGTAAAAATTCCTCATAGACATATCCACCCATACGTTCAAGTCCAACAGAACCAATATAACTAAACTTACTAGTATTAGTTTTGGTTTTATCTAAATTTTCATTTATACTTCTGTCGCTCATAATTTACGCTCCTAAATATTTCATTATAGCCGCTCCTAGCATTGCTGAGCAAAATGATATTATTCCCATACCTGCATACAACTTAACTCTTATACCAATTACTTGAGGTTTTATTTCTACCATATCATTCTCTAATCCGTCCACTTTTTCTTTATACTGTGGAAACTCTTCATTAACTTTATCTATTGAACCATTAATTTTATCTAATCTTTTACTTATACCACGTACTTCTGTAGCTACTATTGCTAATTTTTCTATAATATCTACATTACCTATTCGTCTTTCTTTTTTATCCACTATCCCCCTTTTATGAGTTTTGCCAATAACTTTGTGTTTCTTCACCTACCGCAGTAGGTATTACCGAATATGACGCAAAATGTGAAAGCTTATCGAAACTACCACTTAAGCAATCAACCTGATCCTTAATTTTATCATCTGGGAAAAAATCTACTTCATCTAAGAAAGCGTCATTCCATATTCCTTTAAGTAGTTTTATACGACCTTGACCTGCTGTTGACGATACCCTTAAAGCTCTGGTTATTTTTGATCCTGTTTCTCGCATACCCCTAAATGAATAACCTCGTAATGCTTTTTGATAATCTAATATTACCTTTTTTCCAGCTGAACCTGGTTCTTCCTCCATCCATACATCTACATTACGACCATCTAATTTTGCTACTTCTTTAATCTTTAGTTCTACCACATCAGGTGTTTTTTGTAATCTAACTATATCTTCTATAATAAATAGATCATTACCAAGCAGATCTGTGTACTTGGCCATTTTAAGCCCCGCTGTAAATGCTGGCATATAACCATAAGTTTTTGATACTTCTGCATCTGTTGCAGCAAGATCCCAATAACGAACTCTGGGTGTGTATCTATTTGTAGTTTCTGGCATTTTATCCAATATTTCAAACCAATTACGCTTAAATATCTTACCTCCGCTAGTTTTTGTCCAATCACCATTTAGTAGTTGTGCTTTTTCTAACGGATGTAATTCACTTAAGCTTTCAACATATGATTCTTTATCCAACGCAGGATTATCATCAATAACAGCCGGTATGTATATACGTCCTTTAGCTTTGTCATCATCTATGAAACGTTTTTTTACCCACAAATGTCCAGGACCTCCTGGATTACTAGTTGCTCTCGTGCGTAATGGTACTCCTATATCCTTCATATTTTTGAGTATTCTTACTCTTGAGAAAAGATATACATAATCATATTCCTCAAAATGAGTAAGTTCATCAAAACCTACAAAGTGAAAAGCAGCTGATTGATAACGAAGATGATCATTAGAGTTATCCAAATAACCAAAAGTTAGTTTAGCTCCACTCTTAAAGGTGTATGTCTTAGCATGACTTGACCAATGAACTTCTTTAGTTACTCTAAATGGTTGCAACCATTCTGCTGCTCTATCCATCAATGCTTCAGGCAAAGTCAACTCAGCAAAAGTTCTCCTAAATAATATTGCGTTATACCCAGGTGTATCAACGTACTGAAGGCTAGCCATTAATAAAGCGTCAGATTTGCTCTCAACCTCCCCCAGCTGCTCCACCATAAAAAGCTTCTCGGCAATTTAAATTCAAGAACGCAGCTTGTTTAGGATAAGGCGTATGGGGAATAAATTTAGTCATTTTTGGAGTTAATTGTTTTGTGAGTTTTTCTCTTTCAATTTCACTCAAATCATTTACTATTAATCTACTTATTGGGCACCACCTCCTTTAATTAGGACAACTATAAATATTGCTTAACATTGACTCTAACGATATTATTCGTTCTTTATACAATTTAATAACAGTTTTCTTTTCATGTGTATGTTTAGTAACTAAACCAAGATTCTCAATTCTATTATCATCTTTAATGCCATTTAAATGGTGCACTAATTCATCTTTAGTTAAATATCTACCTAAATGTTTTTCCATTACTAATCTATGTTCTCTTACATATCCCCTATGCTTAGTACAATTAGGATGTTTAGGAGAGTAAATCTCAACATAACCGTAGGCGGTTATACTACGTCCACCTTTCCAAGTAGGATGATTTTCGCCACATTTATTAATGCTCTGCCATTTACCCCAACAATCACAATTACAAAAATGATGTTCTTGTTTTCTTTGATTAATTCTATCAACAATGATAGATTTTCCACAAAAATCACAATTAAATTCTTTCATGTCTTTCCTTTGGTATAACCTATAACAAGCAACACTACAAAAATCATTTTTAGACTTATTTTTATGGTTAGCCTCTTTTCTAAAATATCTGCCACAACTAATACATCTACAATTACTCCTTTTTATTGTTTTCACCATCTTTTTCTCCTTCTACCTCTTTTTTTATTGGTTCGCTAACAGCCTCTATTACATCTGATTTTGCCTGCACGCTAACTGGGAGCGCATTTGCATCACTTAGGATATCTACCATTTGTTGCATGTAATCTCCATCATTTATACCTTTAGCTGTATTCAGGTTCAAAGTCTTACTCTCGGATTTTATATTTATTACTTGAGCCGATGTAGTCTTTTCTTTGTCTGGTTTTGGCTTATCTCCAGGCAACCCTAATGACAACCTTTGTAATTTATATCCTTCAGAAAACAAACTTAATATATCTTTTGGTGATACTTTATCAAACTTTTTTTGATCCATATCAGTAAAGTACTTTACACATTTCTCAAAAATAGTCTCGGCAGCAGTTTGGTGCTTTGTCTCCATGAGGGTAATCATCCTGTCTTTTTCCTTCGCAATGAAATCAATGCGAAACGAATCGTACATCGATGCCCTATTTTGCCAATGATATACTTTTGATATAGCATAAAGTGCTTTACGGCTCAATCCCGTAGTCTCTTTTAAGTTTTCAAATGAACGTTGGTATCGCCTGATAGGCGTGCCATCATCAGCAACTTTATTTATTGCTGTATACTTTTGTTCTCTATATATCTTAAATAAACGGTAGAAATCTAAATCCTCGCAATCAATTCTTTCCCAAAATGGCAATCCATTAACTGCCGGTATTCCATCTATGTACTCAAACTGTATAGTTGCTTTAGTTAGTACACTTTCTGGTATCACATTAGGATCTTCGTCCGTTTTTGTTACTGCCAGTAAATAATCAAGTATTACCTGTGCGTCAATATAGTAATCACTGCTATTTATTTTTGCCTGTTCACCATTGACAACCTGTCCTAAACTTTCAAGAACTTTTATTTTGTCATTTGATACTTCAGGCATTTCTGTTTTTATTATATTGGTCATTTGTTCAAATACCCTTTTAAGTAAGAATATCACATGTTTCAGGATTTGTCAAGGCTTTTATTAATTTCTTTTATTTAATACTTGACTTTTTTGTTAAAATGTGGTTTATTAGTGTCTACTGCTTAGGTTGATGATATATAGGTTTACGGTGGAGATCTGGGACTAAGGCGATGATCTCCTTAAATACCTGACTGGCAACGGGAGCTTTAGCAGATAGCTGGCCTAAAGTCATGAGATGAAAAAACCGTTTTCTATCTCACTTACCATGTGTAGGAGGAGATCTCG